TGAATTGCTGGAACACCCTAAAACTTAAAGTACCACAGCGGAACTAGAAATGGTAAACGCGATGGTTTCAAAAACTTTAAGATGGAACAATGGGCAATCAGCATCCAAGTTCCTAAGTCTTTATAGATAAGGAAAAGGTTCAACGACTATCCTTTATGGAGTAGGGTCTAAGAGGACTCGAAGTGCCAGGCAAAAGTTAAAATACTTTTGAAGATATAGTCTGAACTCATAGGAGACTATGAGAGATTAAACGGAATCGGTTTAATCGTAACACATTTGCTTTCAACTTATGTCCAAGCAGTCCCTGGTTCAATCGGTTTCATGTGTGCATTGACCGAAAAGGGACGGGACAACGAACTTGTATTTATCGGAGCGAGGTCAGCGTTAATCAGTGAATTTGGTGAACCGAATATCACTGCTTATGGAAAGAATTACGGTCAGGGATTATACTGTGGGTATAACTTCCTTGGCGAATCTGCATCTCTCTATTTCATGAGATGTCTACCTGATGATGCACAATACTCAAATTTCAGGCTAGATTCACAGCTTGCGGCAGCAGATGCCACAGCGTCGATTGCAATTACTTATGTTGATAGTGTAAATACTAAAGCTGAAATCAAAACGAGTCTCGCAACTGTGGGTGACACCAAACCTATTGGTATGTTGTATCCAATAGGTAGGGGTCAGTATTACAATGCTCTCGGTGGGAGGTTTACAGTACATTCAAATCCACTATTGAATGGTGTATATGTTCTGGATATTTATGAGAGACAATCAGATGGGGATGATGTTATTATCGAATCATTTGAAGTGTCTCTTGACCCAACCGCAACAGACTCAGTAGGTGATTCTGCATACATTGGTTATATTCTTGAAACATACTCATCAGTGATGAGATGGGAGATGGAATTAGCCAGTGGTGACTACACAGATGGATATGGTCTTGTTGCTCGAGTGTTTGATAAGGATATAGGGACAACTTCCGTAGTTGGTACTCCTACTGCTGCAACACTCACAGACAACAAGCAGGATTTTGGTGATTGGGAGACTACTCCTGAAACTGGAAATGCTACATACTGTGTAACAGTCAAGGATGGAACTGGTAATAGAATTCGTGGATGGTTAGGTGTGGCAGGTGGATCTGATGATGATACAATCAATGTATTCAACGCTAGAGATCTTGATACTGCTGCTCAAACCTGGGAACTCTACAATTCAACAACTGGATTGTGGGCAGATTGGGATGGAAGTACTACATTTGATGCTGCTTCTGTTCTCACATATGAAGTAAAGCAATCATTTGCTTCAATTGCTACTGCTTTTACAAGTTCAGAACCAGTTCCACTGAAGAAAGGATCAGATGGTTCTCTTATCTCTGGTAATGATCTGGACCCAACAGAAGCTACTAGTGTTCTTTCTAATGGTTATGCTGGTGCTCTAGTCAGTCCGGAAGATGGATCATCACTAGTGGATGATGTTCTTGACACAGAGAATATCTATTTCAACATGGTCTTTGACTGCGGATATCCGTCTGATGTCAAAACCCAAATCTCATCTCTAGTTCAGACTAGAAGAGATTGTGTTGCGATTTTGGACAATGGTGATAATGCAAGTTATACCGCTGCTGAAACAGCCAGAAAAGATACTCATACATTTAATAACTATTTCTGTGCACTATATGAAGAGTACAACAAAGTATATGACATCTTTACTGGTGCAGATGTGTGGTTCTCTCCTGTTTACCATATGTCATATCTGCTGCCTCGGAATGATGCAGTCGCAGAAATCTGGTATGCAGCAGCTGGATTTAACAGAGCAGCAATCGATTCAATTAAGGAGCTTAGGTTCAACCCAAGATTGGGGCATCGTGATCAGATGTACCTCATGCAGTTAAACCCGATTGTGAAATTCAATGAAGGTTATGCTGTTTGGGGTCAGTTAACGACACAAGCGAAAGCAAGTGCTCTCCAAGACTTGAATATAGTCAGATTAGTTCTCTACTGTAAGAGAGCATTGGAGCAGTATTGCCGTAGCTTCATTTTCGAAATGAATGATTCAATTACTTGGAATGCAGTTGCCGGTGATATCACCGATTTCCTTGAATCAATTAAGAAGAAGAGAGGACTGTACTCGTACTCAGTCTCAGTTGGTGCAACAGAATATGAAATCAAGAAGAAGACTTTTCATGTTGATGTTACACTGAATCCAACTAGAGTTGCTGAGAAGATCGAGCTGAATTTCTTCATCAAATAACAGACAAAAAAAACTCCCCTCAGACTACCATATCTGAGGGGAGTTTCCTTCGTCGTTAGTAATCACTCCATGCTTCCTCTATGTGACCAGCGTTAGTTGGGAGTCCGAGTTTGGATAGAGATTCCTCAATCCTTTTCTTGAAGTTTCCAAATGTCTCATCATCTCTCATATTGAATGGAGATATCCCAATATATAGATTGCAGTCATCGGGCACACGGCATGTTTGCAACTCTGATTTCGAATTAGTCAACACCGCATCAAGCCACTGTTTGAGTTCATGCTCACACGCTAAGTCTTTCACCCAGTCATCCATTGAGATAACATCTCGGTCGTGTTGTTTGCTCCAGTTAACGTATCGTTCATACATGAGATCCAACAACAATGAATGTTCTCTCAGCTTATCATAACCAACCATTACTCCCCATGCTACAAATGATGTAGTGGAGGAGTTAGTAACGAAATCTGCTTTGACTTTCATTAGTATCCTCCCTTTCCAAATATGACTCTGATCTGATCTGAATCGATTGATTCGATTCCATTATGACAAAGGAATGCTTCAAGATCATCACATGATTCATCTGATGCATCAAGGATTCGAACTACCTTTCCTTCTTCAATTGCCTTGATCATTTGTGGACCATACTCACTGGCTGGAAAGTATCCTTCTTTGATACCCTCCATCAATTCTTCCATTGATCCATATGTTTGTCTAACAAGTTTCGAAAGATCAACTTCGATCTCCATCTTAACTTTTAATGGAGTATCTTTATGTGATGCTATAATGAAAGAGGTAGAACTAGAGTTTGTTACAAAGTCTGCCTTTCTTTTCATATTTTCTCCTAGTGTTGATTTCGAGTAAAGACTATCAGGTCATCTTCTGTTAGGTCCATAGATGAGCCATTTGAATCTAGTGCTCGACCGACATCACCCATGACATGTCCTTCACTATCACCAAAGGATACTTTTGTACAATGTGTGAATCCATTTTCTGTAGCAGTCTTTAGAGTTTGAATCTGTTGTTTGATCCGACGAACATAATGTTTCATATAATCATCACCATCATCTTGATACTTTTTAAAACTCTCAACATCCTTCTCAAGTTCGGCGCGCAACTCAGCAATAGTTCTGATGGCAACATAGTCATCATAATAATACTCATCTCGAGCTTCAACATCAGTTCTTTCTGAAACTGACAGAAGATGTTCAATGTGTTCGACTACATCAGAAGCATTGCATGATACACTAGTATCCCACACGGCGGAGAGAGTAAAGTGTTTATAATGATTGAATATTGCTCGAAGTAAATGATCTGGTTCTCCACCTTTGAATGCAAAGTAAAATGCAGTTGAGGAGGAGTTCGTGACAAAATCTCCCTTGATTTTCATCCGTGTTCCTCCACTTTCAGTTTGAGAGTTTTTATTCCGTATTGAGGCATTTCTCCATAAATCGCATGTTCCATTATCAGCCACCTCATATATCTAGGAACATCATATTGATTATTAAACATGGATATTGAGTCTTTGACCATGAATACATTTGCCCCAGCATGCTCAACATCTACTCTTTCGATTGACGCTGGGTTCCAGAAGTGTACATCCTTTCGTCCATCCATATGATCAAGAAAGAATTGCATAAATTTCTGAAATAGTTCTTCAAACTCCTCTAAGTCAGATGTAGTTGATTCAATGAATAAAATAAAACTTGCACTGGAGGAGTTCGTTACAAAGTCTCTTTTTATTTTCATTATGATAACCTTATTCCTAAGATGATCTGTGGTGTTTTAAGACCGGGAAGAAGTTGTCTCAGCTCGGCCACATCATTAATAACATCTATAGCGGAGACAATAG